CATCCGCCGCCATGTAGTCCATAATCAGCTTCTAAATTATTAATACCAGTAATTTTACGGACTTTGTCCACAAACTCTGGTGTATTCATCAACGAAAAGGCCTTGTATGTTTCTTTAGGAAACAAATCCCAATTAGGAGTCAATTTCTTGTTCTCAATCGGACTCTTATATACAGACCAAATGATTGGGTCATTAAAATCAGGAAATTCAGAAGATAATTTCAATGCTGTTTCATCATCAAAGAAATTGTCAATCACCACATGGCGAAAAGGTTTGCCTTCTTGATATTCTTTACTCAACTTTTCGTAATCAAATTCATTAATCATAACGGATACTTTTTAACTGTAACATTAGGGTTTAAAATGTTGTGCAAGGAGAATAGTCTTTCTGTAACAAACGGGAAATTTGGCACAAAATGACCATTATACATTCCACCTTTCTTGTATATGTAGTCGTTCATAGCTTCATCTTCGTGTATGAGTTTTAGACATAGGTCAAGAAAAGACAGGTAATTTTTCCAAAACTTATCATTTCCAACAAAATAGTTACAGGTTGCAAATTCTTCTGGTGTGTATTGATATTCTTCTACTTTAGTTTCTATACCTAACTTTGGAAATAATCTATTGCAAAAGTCATTCATACCTGGACACCATATATCGCCTTGTGTCCAAATATTTACAAATTGATGTGGTAGTTCAGGAAATGGGTCAATATGGTACACATCATAGCCAGGATTATCCAACATCCATTGAGTAAATGTTGCAGCTGGTGTGTTTGTCTTTGTGAACCACAACCAAGACATTAGACCCCAATAGGCATCGGTGTCTTTGTGTTTATGAAACAAATTTTGCCACATTGGATACTCTCGCAAATGTGGCAAAGGATTTTCTGTATTGTCGTAGGGAATAAAAACAGGGTCTAAATGAGGCAACTGTTCCTGTTTATAGTATGCCTGATAGATTTGAAGATTCATCGAATCATGTCATCAATGATATGTTCCATGTCGTATTTTGGCTCGTACCCAAGCGATTTAAGTTTGTCGCTGAGCATCCACATACTTCTGACCTGAACAGTCTTGTGGAACTGCGGAATTTCGATTGAGTTTAACTTGCCTTCGCCACCAATTTGCGACTTGGCATACTCAATCATATCTTTGAATAACAATGGTTTACCATTGCCCACATTATAGATTGTATTGACTTCACCTTTTTCCATGATTAGGTAAATGGCATCGGCAACATCATTAACATGAATGTAATCACGGTAAAGATTACCACCATCATACACATTCACATCACGACCAGCCTTCAATTCATTAATCATATGCTGAAGTGCGTTCTTTTGTGGTGATGCCTTTTTATCACCATAACCTGCGACATTAGCCAATCGTAGAATACGATACTTGATACGGAATGTTTCACAATATGAAATTACTAATTGTTCTGCACATCGTTTGGTGATAGAATAAAAACCATTTGGCTTGCAATATGAATCTTCGTGTGCAGGCATTTTTGTTTCGCCATATACAAACCAAGAACTAATAAAGTTAAATGTGATATGAGAATCGTTCTTACATTGTTCCAATACTTTCATTAATGTCAGTAAATTGGTTTCAATATCAATATATGGATTTTCTTTGACATGATAGTTTGTAACTGTTGAAATCATATAGACAACATCATATGCCTTGACTTTATAATCATCACGGTCATTTACGATACAAGATAGTTCCTTGTTTATACATTTATTAACAAAGGCAGAGCCAACAAAACCTCTGCCACCAAACACTTGAACTTTAGTTGGACTTAGCATCTTTAATTACCTTTTCGATATATTCAAACACAGCATCATTCCAGAATGGAGGGCAACCCAAAATAAAGACATGAGATAGTGCTTTGTTTGCTAAAGGATACTTACTAGCATCATCTAGGTGTTTGTAACCTGGATGTAACAAAATATTACCTGCAAAGTAGTTTCGTGTCTGAATTTTGTTGGCTTCAAAGTGTGCAACCAACTTCTCTTTAATCTCTTGTGTTTCACAGATAATTGGAACACCGAACCAAGATGGATCTGCTTGTTCTAATTTATCAGCAACACGGACATTTAGATTGTCTGTCAATAACTTAGCCAATCGCAACTTATGCTCTCTGCGTTTCTGGTCAATGTAATCAACTTTCTCTAACTGAGCAACACCAATCGCACCTTGCATATCAAGTGGCTTCAAGTTGTAACCCATGTTAGCAAAAATATACTTGTGGTCAATAATGCCATCATAACCTGGCAACCATCTGTCGAATCGGTTACCGCAAGTGCCACATGGCAGTTGGTTGTTAGAACCAATACAGTAGCAATCACGACCCCACCAGCTGAATGACCTAACAGTATCAATCAATAAGCCATCATTAGACGATACCATGCCGCCTTCGCCTGTTGAAATGTGGTGTGCAGGATAGAATGATGTTGACCAGCAGTAATACATATCTGTCAACAGTTTACCATTCCATTTTGTGCCTAGTGAATCACAATTATCACCAATCAATACTAAATTGTTTCTATAACATATATCATGGATTATATCCATATCAGGCGGATTGGCCATGACAGGAGATACAATGATTGCTTTAGTCTTTGATGTAATCTTCGCTTCAATCTTATTCACATCAAAGTTCAATGTATCAAACTCGATATCAACAAATACTGGTTTAAGATTGTTCTGAACCAACGGTGCAATCGTAGTTGGAAAACCAACAGGTGATACGATGACTTCATCACCATCTTCCCACTTCAAATGTTTCTTAACACCTGCAATCATCACCAAGTTGGCAGATGAACCAGAGTTAACCATGTGTGAGGCTTTTACATTATACTTCTTAGAGAATTTAATCTGAAACTTCTCAACATTCTCACCAGCAGATACCCATTTGCCTGTAAGGAATGCTTTGAGAGAAAGTTCCATTTCTCTTTCGTCCCACAGTTGGCCAGAATACATTACATAATCTTCGCCTGGTTTGAAGTTGTCGTAATTCTGTAAATATTTTGGTCTAGCAATCTGTGCTAGTTCTTTAATTTTATCGTCAATCATTAATATCTTTCTGTCTGGCCATTTCCTGCCAAAACTCCTTCACAGTATAAATTTTCAAATTCAACAACCAAGTTTTTATCGGTGTTACCAAAGTGTGCGTGTTCTGTATCTACACCAAACTCATTAACAGTTCGGTAGATTTCTGGTAAAATATGCAAATAGTTATCTATTAGTGATACACAGAATGAATACATCCTAGTTATGTATAGATGGTCGCAATCAGATTCTACTTGTTGGTGTTTTGGTAACCAAGATGGAATTCTTGTCTTAAACACATACTTACCATATAAGTTATCATATGCCTTAGGGTCATAGCCTTCAAGCATATTGGTTCTACCTGACAACTTGAATACCCTACGAACACTAGCCATCATCTTCTGTAATTCAGGATGTTGTTTGATAATACCTAGTGTCTTAAACAATAAAGTAATTTCTGCTTGTGATTTAAGGCCTGCATTTGCAAGCGACATTAAATCTTCATCACCAAAGAAACTAATACTTCTATCAGAGTATTGTGCTACTTGTGCCATCGTTGCTTCATCAATCATACGAGAAGAAGCATCTACCCACAGAATAATAGCATCAGGTACTTTCTTGCGTAAAGATTTAAGGCCTTCAATTGTTTGTTTTATTCGTGTGTCATCATCAATAACACCAATACTAGTTCTTAGGGCTGATGTTACGATGAACAAGTCTTTATCTGGTATAATCATTTGTGCCACTCGGTATCAGGAAACATTTTGATAGTTTTATATTCAATGTTGAATTGGCTATTATACACAAAATCAATAACTTTTACAAGCTCCATCGGTGAGATTGCCTTACTCACATCACCACATGGGTAAGGTATATCTCTACTCCACAATGGTGTATCAATACCGCCTGGATGAATACTTGTTACTTTGATTCCTCTTGGTCGCAATTCTTGGCCAAGAACACCAGCAAATCCTGTAAGACCATGTTTAGATGAACAGTATGCCGATTGGTTTTCTAGTTCTTCAAGGCCTGCAACTGAATTGATAAAGAAGATACGACTGCCTTTCTCCATGTTTTGTAATGCAAACTTGGTTACATACATTGAACCTTTAAGGTTGATATCAATCATATCATCAATCTCATCAATACTAGTTTGTGAAAATGATTTCATCTTAAACACAGCTGCATTATTAACCAGAATATCAATGTTCTTATCACCAATTTGAAAAAAAACTTCGTTCAAATGATATGGATTACCAATGTCAACTTGATAGTGTTTATAGTTTGGATAATCAAATAGAGATTCACCTCGTGCAAGACCAATTACATCCCAGCCTTTCTCAATGTAAACATATGCTAGTGTTGCACCAACACCACTTGTGGTGCCAGTAATTAAAATTGTCTTATTCATAGTTAACTTCTTCAAATAAATCTGAAGCTTTCTTTATCTCATCATCAGTTACATCATTTAAAATTTTATAGTTACCAATACCAACAGGAACTGGCAAGTATTGATTGCCGTTTCTATGTTTCATAGTATCGGATAAAGACTTTTTAAGCAAGTCAAAATTACAAAAATCTTTATGAAAAACAGGCAATTTTAAACTGTGTGCGGTCTTAAATATTCTTTCTAATGTTTCAGTATCAATATAACCACGAACATTAGCCAAGCAAGAACTCAACAGGCAATCTAATACAACCGCTTCACCATGTTGTAGTGTAGCAACATTCTGCATTTCGATAATTGGACTAAACGAATGACCAAAGTCAACACATCGGTCTAGTTTTCTTTCCCATAGATTTGGTGCCAATTCTTCAATCATGCCTGTAATGGCAGAATTGATTACACGAACTGGTACCGCACCATACTGAAACTTCTCGGTGATTAATTGCTCTGCACTTGTTTCTAGTAACTCAAACAATTCTTTGTCTTTGATTACTGCAAGTTTAAATATTTCTGCGATGCCATTAACAATGTTTCTTTCATCTTGTGTAGCAATAAACTTCTTGTCTAGTAATGTGGCGATTGGTGGGTAGTATGCACCGATACGATTTCTACGGCCAAAGTGGTTGGCTGCAACTTTAACACCAACTGAAGCATCTACAATAGCCAACAATGTAGTTGGCACTTTAACATAAGGAATGCCTCTGCGATATACTGAGCAACAGAAACCAACCAAGTCTAGTAAAACACCACCACCAATAACGATGATTGCTTCTCTACGCAATACACCAACATCTTCAAAGAATCTTAGAATTTCATCTGTGTGTTTCCAATTCTTATTTTCTTCTGTGGCATCAATAATAAACAACTTTAATTCTATTTGAAATGTCCTGAAGTAATCTTTTAATTGTTGGCCATATAGTTTATACACAGTTTGGTCTATGACAACCACTCTACGATTGGACTCACCAAAACTCAACAGGTCGTGATTGTTCCAATTGAATACATCACTAGAATACTTTAGTGTAAACTCAATTGGTAGTTCTGCCTTAACAGACCATGTGCGTTTATAGTTATCGAATTTAGTTAATACATTTTCCATTATTTGAAAGCTCTACTTAATAAGTGGCAAGCATGAACATAAAAGAACTTTGCTTTGTCCATTTCACCAGCTGCACATTTGAAAGGCAACATACGAATGAATTGTGTTGCCTCTAATACATCAACAGTTTTTCTATCTGCTGGGTCGATTCTATCTTCAAATCGCTTATTGAACACGATAAAATTATTTGGAATATCACCGTGATAACCAACAGACGGACCATCAACTGTAACCTCACTATCATTTATATGACCATAATAACTTCTTGAGCATTGTAACACTTGTGAGTAATCTAAGAGGCGAGAATCAATACAACTTTCTTCATAAGGATCAATAAAGACAACTCTATCTTCATCAAACGAATACATCATATTCTCAAGCGTAGGATTACCATGGATGTTTTCTTCTGTGGTAAAAGTTAACTCATCAAAGAAGTTCTTTAACTCTGATAAATAATTTTGGATGCCATGTGTGATACGACCATTGTATTCAAAGGCATCAAACAATCCTGATTCATAAAAGTTATAAAAGTTTTGATACTTGAAGGCATCAGATAATTTCTGCACAACTTCTTCTTTAAAATATAATGAACCTGCTCCTTTAATTGGCAAATACATCTTACGATGTAGATTATCAAATGACCGCCATACAGATTCATTAATCTGTTCAATTTGTGGAACAGTTAGATTATCTTCGGTCAAAATGGTTTTAATATCTCTGTAGCCTTCAAGGTATTCAATATCAAAGTATGCACCACCATCTGTTGTGCCAACATTCAATAATTTAGGAAATAGTCCTGTGCCACCAAATCGTTGCAGTTTTTTTAACTGTGAATACCAACGAACATAACCATATTCTCTATCACTCTTTGTATTGATATATTTACGAACAAACTTCTTATCGCCATCTTCCATCAAAGAAGTGCTACTTAAAGAACCACCTTTTAACCTAGTAATCTTCATCTTAACTTTAAACTCTGTTTAGCTAACTCAAGTCCATATTCTTGTGGACTGCCAAGAACAATTGTTTCATATTCATTATTCAATTCGTTTAGACCAATAAACTGGTTATTTTTTATCATATAATCTAAAACATTGGCAATATACATTTCTTTTCCTATAAAGCCTTGTGATGATTCCTCATACATTTGTTGATATAACTCAGCACTATAAAAGCCATACATACCAGAGCTTGCAAATGGAGAGATAGCAGACTTCTCTACAATCTCGGTCACAACACCATCTTTTGACCTAACATAGGAATATTTTGGATTGTTGGCAACAAACACATCAACATAACCATCAGACATTACAGATTCAATAGCTTTGAAATCTCTACCAATTAATAGTGTATCAGCATTATGAACAAAGAATGATTGAAATCTATCTTTCAGTAATGAAGCACCGATGTAGGCAGTATGTGCCTGACCACTTGTATCACCAATGTAATGAATATTATCTTCTGTTAGGCCAAGTGGTTTGATTGTATCAACCAACTCTTTCTTAAAATACATATCACGCTTATTGGCTAACAACAAGACTTCATCAAACTTACCTAGTTGTTTAAGAATTTCATGGATGATTGTTTCTTCACCCCAAGGTAATAGATACTTTGGTATATCAAAACCTACATCATGGAATCTGGTGTTCAAACCAGCCATACAAACTATTAACGCAGCCATTGCTCAAAGTCCTCACGAATTAAACTGTGCCATGTGCCATTATAGGGACCAGGCGGAAATGGATGATTGATGTTACAATACACCAAGTTTTCACCAACAAGACCTTTTTCTTTCCAATTAGCACTCATCATATCTTCACACATCATCTGTATACCACTATCATAGAATCTATCTAAGTGTGTATATGTATCACAATACTTGTCCATGTTTTCTGAAGATGAGAAAGCAAACTGGTCATTACCAAAGTCACGATTAGGAACTTGTCTGCAATTTGGAATATACAACTTACTATTATCTAGTTCTGCAAATGGAATCTTAACATTGATTGCAAAGTCATAACGACTACGAATGACCCAATCAAACTTCATATTCTCATTCTGTTCATACACCGATTTAAGTGTGTTTGCTACTTTAAGAGCATACAACTGATTCCATGTAGAACGAGCTGGGTCTTTTACTTTCCAGTTTGGTTGTGGCGGCGGAACATTGGTATACTTTGACAGGTCGATTGTTAGTGATTTCTCCATCAACACAACTTCTGGTTTGTAAATGTCTAAATCTCCTGCACCATCTGCTTCCCAAACCTGACAAAAAACGGTAACATCGTTACCGTCTAAAATGTTCTTCTTAACAAACTCATAACCTTGTTTTACGCAACGAGGTTGTCCTGATAAGCAGAGTGCTATTTTCATAAATCTCTTCCGACATTTTGTTTATTATCTGTAATGCCAAACTCTTTGAATGGTTCTTTCTCAAATACAACCACACTATTATAGAATGAGATTGCATTTAGATTCTTATAGATTTCTAAGATTCTAGGAACAACATAGTTATTGCCTTGAAAGTGTTGTTGATTCATTACATCAGTCAGCTTCTTGGCGTGTTCAAGGAATGTATGTGGTCCCTTGTATGCACCACCCCAATTAATCCAATAACTTGTGTGTGTATCTTCAACAGCGAATACACCACTTTCGTTTAGAAATGGAAACATACTGTTGATTGTAGTAACCTGTTGGTCCATGGTATGACCACCATCGTCAATGATGATGTCAAATGTTCCATGTTCTTTAGCAAACTGTTCCCAAAATTCAGGAGAACCTTGGTCACCCATCACAATCTTAACATCACCATCATATTTGTATTCTAAACATTCAGGATTGATATCAACACCAACAATAGATGTGCCTTCGCCAAAGTATTTCAACCACATTTCAATTGAACCGCCACCGAGAACTCCTATTTCTAGGATTCTTGGTGACTTACCAATGAATTTACTTAAATGCTTTTCATATACATCAAAATAACCAGACCATTTTGTTGAACCTTTTTCTAGGTCCCAAAAGATTTCTTTTAGTTTCATTTTAGCCACTTATCATTTTCTAATGACCATTGAACCATACCTTTGATTCGTTCACGCAACGAAATCTTTGGTTTCCATCCTAAGGATGCCATATAATCGCCAGAAAGAGCGTAACGTAAATCATGGCCAGGTCTGGATGAATGAAAGTCAACCATTTCATATTTGAGTTCCTTGTTTTGTGCTTCTGCAATTAGTTTAGCCAATTCTAAGTTATCTACTTCATCAGGACCGACAATGTTAAACTTAGGAATCTTCGCACCACCAAAATCAGGGATACGAGCATAATCTTCAGACAGATTAAGAATGAACATTAAACCATCTGCAACATCTTTAGCATGAACATAGTGGCGTGAACCTGCCTTTGTCTTGCTTCTATCAGAGTGGATAGTAAGTGTTAAACCATCACGAGCATACCGAATCGCCTTAGGAATAAACTTCTCAGGATGTTGGCGTTCACCAAACACATTCATTGTATGAGTAACGATGATTGGCATATTGTATGTGTTTTCAAAGGCCACACACATTTCTTCACCTGCTGCCTTAGATGCTGAATATGGATTCGTAGCATTGTAGCGGTCTCTTTCTTTGTAGTCAACACCTTCAGATGCAGGACCAAATACTTCATCTGTTGAGAAATAAACAAACTTTTCTAAGTTCTTTAGTGTGCGAGCAAACTGCAAAAGATTAACTGTACCGATTACATTGTCTTGCACAAACTCCATTGGAAATTCAATTGAGCGGTCTACATGAGAACCGGCCGCAAGGTGCAATACTAACTGACAATCACCAATCAGACCAGCAGTCTGTGGGTTTACTTCAGCTCGCAAATCATGGAATACAATCTCTACTCGCTTCTTCTGCTCAGGTGAATACTTCTTCATAATATCTTCAAGGCGATTCAAATTGCCAGAGAAGTCAAGTCGGTCAAGCGAAACGATTGTCCAATCTGTATTATCAAGGATTGTTTCAATCAGGTGATGGGCGATAAAACCTGCACCGCCTGTAATTAATACTCTTTTAGTCATTATATTTTTCCTCTATAACCTTTTTCCATTCTGGTACTCTATCATATTGATGAACAATTGTAAAGACTTTTCCTGCGGAAGTTGCAACTTCGCCGTCAACCATAATCGGTGATGGTTCAAGCAAGAAAGGTTTAAACTGTTCAAGTTTACTTGGGTCGGCAGTAGTGCCTAGTTGGCAAGCCCAACCTTCTTCAGAGGTCATATATCTTGCAACAGATTTATATGGCTCTTGTGATATCATAAAGTTAAATGTGGACTGGTCTACGATTGGGATAGGTCGATTAACAGACATAACGAATATCATCGCACATAAATCTCTCATCGCATCACCACGACCTGCCAAAACGCCTACATTGTAGATGATATTGTCTTTGAATCTTTCATGGAAGAATGGGCCGAATGTTTCCATCAAGTTCTGATTGCCCCATGGTTCATCTTTGTATAACATAGATTCAGAAGCAAACATCAACTTAGCACCTGGCAATTCCATGCCGAGAAACTTAGTAGGGTCTTTTTGAAATACTACATCTTTAACATCGGTTGTAATAACGAACCGATAACTGTCGTGTGATTGTAGGTAATTGTAGATGTGAACAAAGCGTTCTACATGGACAGGCAACGATGATTCATATTCATATCGTTGTGTTTGTTCGTTTGGTTTTCCAGGCAGAATAACCTGAAAACCAGCTTGAGATAGTTTCTCAATGGTTTCATAATCAATGTTGAAAGCGACCATAACTTTGTCGCCTTGAAAACCAGATTTATTGATAGAGTTAACCCAATACTTGAGTTTATTCCAATCATAATTCGTGGTACATCCTATAATCAAATCTTTCATAATAATTCCAATCAGTTAATATATTACTTATGTCGCTTAAAGTCCTTAAACTTGGTAATGTTTTGACCTGGCGTATCATTCTTGTATGTATTTGCCAACTCATCGGTACCCCATTGGCCTGCACCTGCTTTAGGCAGAATATTAGGCTTAACTTCTTCATGCACACTCTTATGTAGTTTCACTCCAGTTACATCTTGAACTAACTTCCAAGCTTCACTATTCTTCTTGTGTTTGATTAGTGATTGTAACATACTTTTCTCTTTAGGAGAAGCCTTGCTGTGAAACTTTACCAGTTCCATCATACCAATGTTGCCTGCATATGAGGCCTCATCTAATTGTTCTAAAAGGTTTCTAACCCAAATCATTCTTTGGACTGACATTTTATCCTCTAGTAAGATTTAAAATCTTTTGAATCTGTGCTTCAAGAATAGGTTTACGATTCGGCCATTTGATAATTGGTTGGTCAGCTGTCTTTAATAGTTTGGTTAAAAATGGTAATACCAATTTTTCAACTTCAACTAATCTATCTTTATATTCTTGGACTGTGCCGTCTTTCTCTGCAATAACGGCATTATATTCTTCTTCATCTGTTGCGGTGAAACCAAAATCATCTTCACCATACTCTTTCATAATAGCCGTTAGGTCGAATTTAATATCTGCCATCTTATTTGTCCCAATTCTTTTGTGCGTTAAAGTTAGCGTGTGCAAATTCTAATCTGTCAATTAGTTTGACTGCGTTGCCTTTTAATCTATCTACTGCCACAAATCCCTCTGGTGCAGTAATACGGAAACCATCATCAGTTCTAATGAATGTTCCGATGTCCTTAATTTCTTCCAACTTACGAATAATCATTAACTTGGCATCAACGACTAGGTTTTGTAAGTCAAATATCTTTTTGAGTTCGTTAGCATTACTACGATAGAACCGCATGAGTTCATTCTTCTTTGCGATTCTTTCTTTCTTTGTCTTTTCTAATTTAGCTTCAAGAACAGATTGATTCAACTTATTCTCAATCGTTCTAATCAATTCGTTGGTGTGCATAGTGGTGTTCTTAATCTTCTCACCTGCACGGACTTTACTGTTATTGAATGTTTTAATTTGTATCAATACAGTTTCATTGGCTGCAATACGATTCAATGATAATGGATTAATCTGTTGAAATAAAGAACCTGCCTGTGATAGAACACCAGTAATTTCTTTTGTTTCTTCTTCTGTAAATGTGGCAGTACCTGAAGCATCAACGAATGAAGCATCACGGAACCAAACATCTTTGGTTGTAGATAACTTACCAATATCCACATTGAATGAAGCCTTCATGTCTTGTATCTTCTTGCCTGTATATGATGTATGAAACACCACACCAAGTTGAGCATTAAGCATTGTTTGTGCTAACTTTGAGGCTGCAGGAATGGCATATACGATGGTGTTTGGTTGAAAGGTAATATATGATTGACCATCAATAACTTGTTTGTCAATATCACCTTTAGTAAACATCATATCGCCTTGCAACACACCTTTGATACCAAGTTTTGGTAGATAGCGTAATGCAACTTTTAATTTATCATTTAGTCCACCACCTGGATGGTTCTTGTCAATATCTTCGTCTGTGTAATTCAATTTAGGATTGGCATTGAATACACCTTTAGTGCCGACAAAAAACTTATCATTCTCTGGATTAATACCACAGAAAATGGCAGGTGCACCGTCCCATTTAGTTGTTACATTGACATGGGACTGTGAGTGACCAGCCAACATATCACGCAGAGAACGGAGAAAATTAATTGCTTCACGAGCGCCTGTTACGCCACGATTAAGCATTTCATCTTCGATATGTTCTAAGTGAACATTCTTTCCTGCTTTTTCTTCTGTTAAATATTCTGTGAATTTCAT